GTGCTGACGGCGTTAATCTAGTTTCAATCCAGCGCGGAAAGCAGAAGGAAGAAGGCAATGCCCCGGCTGCGACTTGCGAAATAAGAATGATTCCAGGATTCCATGAGAAGTATTCACCGTTTACGACTGATGCGAATTTACAAGGCAAGATACGTCCCTGGCTCCCGGTAAGAGTCAGGGCTTATTATGATTCAACTTATATTCCACTTTATTTTGGCTATATCTCCGCTATAAGAATCAAGCCTCATGCCGATGTTCAATCGGTAGTCTTTTATTGCACGGACGGGATTGATTTATTAGCTAGACAGATGATAACCCAGGATCCGAACGATACTGAGGAATGCTCAGATGGTGATGCTATTGAAAAGATACTTGACGCCGCTGGTTGGCCTCAAAGTAGAAGAAGCATAGATACAAGTGGGGGCGATAATTTATTAAATTACCCTGCTTGTACTGCATATTAACGAAGATGGCGACTGAAAATTTTACAACTTATATTGAACTTGACCCAGATTCAGGAATTACTATTTCCGCAGACCAAATAAGTTGGTCGAATCTAAAAAGTAGGGGTGATTTGGCCTATGTTTATAAAGATATGGGCATAAATCATTTTGCAGGTGATTTTGAACATAGATTTCAATTTTATATTACCAGACTTGATAATTACAGTCGTTTAGAAATATGGCGTATTTCTGATGTCATTTCGGCTTGGCACGATCCCAATTCAATATATTGTGAACTTTACAATGATGTACTTCATGGTTATAAATTGTTTCGACTTGGTTATTGGACTGAATCCGCTTCCTATACTGAATATTATCCCCTTTTCTATTCTACACTTTATTATGTTGTTGTAAAGCGGGATGAGACAATTGGTGATTATGGAACAATTTATGCCTATTTATCAACTGGCGGATATTACGATGAGGGCGGTTCATTAGTAGATACATTATCCGTGCCATTACCCGCCAAGTTAGATTTTCAATATCTATATGGATTGGTAAATACAGGCGAAGAGGCATCAGGGTATTATACAACTGGTTATGTCCAGTATTTAGATTTGGGAGAAACCTCCCCATCTTCCTTACAATTACCAACTGAAAGTATCACTAAAAACTCAGCAACACTAAAAGGAAAAATCGTTTCTGATGGTGGGAGTTCATGTGAAGCTCGATTTCGATACAGGATAGGCTTAGACTCTTATTCATATACATCATGGGCTAATGGGCTGAATACTAATGATATATTCGATGATGCTATTACGGGATTAACCTCCGAAACATTATATGAGGTTGCCTGCCAGGCTAAGAATCCCACTGAAGGAGTTTGGAGTAGCTCCTTATATTTTATGACACTCTCAGAACGCGAAACAGTAGAAGTCGAAGATAAAATCACCCTAGAAGCTATAAGAAATATCGAAATGTCTTCAAAGGGACAATTTTACATAGACGAAGAGGGGAATGCAGTCTATAAGTCCAGATACGGGAGAAGGACTTAATGGCAGCAATCACTCTTGCCCAAAAGATAATTGCTCATACGTTCGCTAGGATTTATTTAATAACAACTATCCTAATGGTTGACGATATATCGGACATTATACTAGAACTGAGTGAACGGGAAATCTATAATGACATTCGGGCAAAAACTACTGACACTGCAAGTTTCGAGGATTCTTACGCCACAAAAAAAGCAAGACAAGATGTCTGCAATTATCCGCCAACAATCGCACCAGGCGCAACTCAAAATGTTACCGTCTATATCGAAAGTGGAGACACAGAGATCACCTGGCTAGGAATAACAGGATATAGCGCAAGTGGAGAAACAATTCTTGGTCTAACCGAAACTCAATGCTCCAGTCTGGGCGGATATTACAGATATTCTTCCCTCCTGGGCACAAGTTTATGTATGTTTGGCGATATGACCAAATACCTCGAAGTGGAAGAAGTTAGTCAAACATCTTCAAGCTATACATTCAGTGTGACAAATAATCACGATACATTTACTTTGAGATACTCGGTTGATGTGGCTTATCGCTATTTAGCAGTAAGGGAAATCCTCGTTAGGTCAACTGATGATGATAGTATCGCCAAATATGGACGGAGAGTAATGAACTTGCTTTGGCCTCTAGGGCAACATCCAAATGTAACACAGCAAATAGCAGATGAATATTTAGCAAGGCATAAAGATCCCGTCTCAATACTTTATATTACGGTTCAGGGCAAGGACGATAGACTGATAAACTTTATTCTTAATGCCAAAGTAAATGACTTGATACATGTTACGCTATTTGATTTAAACATTGACCATGATTTCTGGATTAATTCAGTCGCACCATCCCATAGAGCGGATGGAATATGTGAAGCAGATTTTGAACTCGAGCAACAAAGGGAACTTGAAACATTAGTTTTATTTGAACTTGATACCAGCTTATTAGATAGTTCTCATGTTTTAGCACCATAGGAGGATAATATGGCATGGACTGACCCGGTAGCATGGGTAGCTTACCAAAAGCTACAAGCAGCAGACTTAAATACCTATGTGAATGATAACCTTGATTTTTTGAAACAGAATGTTCTATTAGAGGCATCAACCGAACTTACTATTGCCAGCGGAGCCGTTACTATTAGCCAGACCTACCACGATATTGATACAGAAGGCGATGCATCTTCAGATGACCTTGATACTATCTCCGGCGCGACTGAGGGAAGGATTCTCATCCTAAGGGCAAATCATACGGATAGAACCGTCGTCCTAAAGAATGGAACTGGCAATCTTAATATCGGTGGTGATATTTATTTAGATGATATTAATAAAAGAGTCATACTTATCGGCGATTCAAGCGGAAATCTACATTTATTATACACGGATAGACAACTTGTCTTTTGCGTCAATGCATTTCAATATCCGGCAGCGGGAACGGATTGGACTCCTACTATAACGGATGCGCAACTTGGAGCATCAAAAACAGCTAAGAAATGCTGGCTTCCACTTAATTTTCTTAAGGTGGGCGACCAGATAGTTAGCTACTACATAGTCGGTGATGCCACTGAGGCTACAGCCCTAACCCTGGATTGCAAACTTGTAAGGATAAATTATGCCGACCCACTAACCACTACGGACATAAGTGGTGGAGCAATCACACAAATTACGATTGATGGCAATTTCCGTTCTCAGGCAATCCTAACTTCACCTGAAGTCGTGGCAATACAGAAGCAATATCTATTAGAGATAAATGGCACTACCGGGGCCAGTGACCAGATAGATGTTATTGGTGCTGAAATAACTATACGGAGGCTGACATGAATAAGACGATGGAGCAAATGGTTCAGGAATTATACACCGTTATGCTGGGCATACCGGGGACATCAGAAAAAGGCGCTTGTCAAAAAATTACAGAAATTGAACGGCATCTCAGGGAAATCAATGGCGAAGTTCAGAAAAATACTGCATGGCGCAAAGCCTTCGTCTGGCTTATTGGATTTATCATAACATTCTTAGGTATTATAACCGGTATGGTATTTGGACTATGACAAAAATGGACAATTCAGAGCTAATTGAACGATATAAAGATGAACTTAGTCAAATTATAAAGCGGATGCAGAAGGATAATATTAGAGAGGAGATAATACATTTTATTTTAGACCAAGAGGCAAGAAATTCTGAAATCAGAATCATTGCTAAAGGTGAATTAAGCTAATATCCATCTGAGAGGCTCAAAAAGGGGCATGAAATCGCTTTTATGATAAAATCATACAGCCCCGAAAATAACAAGCCTATAATTATTAACCTCTCCCGTCAAGGGAGAGGAAATTTTTTGTTTTATCTCTTCCTATTTTTATTTTAACAGTTTCTCTACTGGACGTTGCTGTTCAAGTGCCTTTAATGCCCTTCTCTGTTTATGGGCACGGGAATAGTTCTCTACCATTTTTAGCGAGGTATGACCTAGAAGATATTGAAGATCTAGGGGATTCATACCTTCATCAAGTCGGTTATTGGCAAATGTATGACGGAAGACATGGCAACTGGCTTTATGCCCTGAGATGCCAGCAGATTTCATTAAACCTTGAAGCATTTGTCCAATTCCATCTCCCGTAATGGGCTTGCTCTCTTCAGTCAGCCATAAATGCTCATTGGGATTTCTCCGTTGCTTAAGATATTGCCAGATAGTTTTTAGAGTAACAGGTGAAATATGAAGTAGCCTTTGCTTTCTGCCTTTACCGGTGATTAATATAAGCCTAGCATCAATATTAATATCGGATAGTTTAATTCTTGCTAATTCCTCACGGCGAATCCCTGTATCAATTAAAACCATTATCATAGCTTTATTTCGTAATCCCAATGAGCCAGTACAGACATTAAGGATACGTTTTAACTCTTCATCTGTGAAAACTGGCTTGATAACATCGGGAAGTTTCGGGGCGCTAAAAGTCAATGGGCTTTGCAAAAGGTATTTCTGTCTGATACACCAGTTAAAAAAAGCTCTTAAAGCTCGATACTTGGCATGATAGGCATAAATATAATTAGAATTTTGATTATTGAAAAATTGCTTAATATCGGATGTTGTTATATTACTTACAATCGTAGAAGGTTTAATAAAATCTACAAACCACTTTAGGCGATCTTTATAGAATAAAACCGTTTTGGAGCTGCGCTCGCTAATTTTCAGGTCTAATAAAAATTCCTGTAATGCTTCAGCTACAGTTCTGGAAATCAGATTGTTTAAAACCATCTCCCCAGATATAAAGCGCAAGAAATCAGACGATATATGAATCCCGATTTCATGATTTCTTTGCCAATTTCTATTCATGGTGGAGCTGATGGGATTCGAACCCACTACCTTCTGACTGCCAGTCCTTGCTCATAAAACCTAGCAAGGATACTCTAGGCTAACTCATCCCGCTTTGCAATAAGCCTTCTAATCAAATCTCTGGCTTCTTCATCGTTCGAGGCTTCTAAGATGCCTATATATTTATCTAAATCTGCTTTATTGGGATGTTCCTGTTCAAGAAGTTTACGCGCAAGCGGTTTTACTCCATGTGCGTATATTTGACTCCAAGCTATTAGCCAACCTATACCCAAAATGACAAATAAGATTATGCCGTGCCAATAGGTGCTTGATATGAGACCAATAAAAATACTCAAACTAATAATTATCAAAGATCCAGTTATTAATTTCTTCATTTTAATTTTCTAATGCATTCAATTACTGGGGCAGCATATTGACAATCCTCAAATCTAAATTTGCTGTGATTATTTTCTAGCCATAATTCATCGGCAACTTTATGAATTCGCAATACATGGAATTTATTATCATAAAGGCAAGCAACAATATCTCCATTGTCTATCACCCCATCCCTATCAACAATGATAACATCACCATCAACTAACTTTGGTTCGAGGCAACTTCCATGAACAATATAGGCTTCAATATTTTTGCTAGCCATTTTAGGCCGTGCCCGATAAATATATTCAATGGGTTCAATACCATCCCCGGCATGAAAGGGGAAGGCTTCCCAAGGATAAACGGGGATACTTTGAGGAGTGGCAAGCCTTAACTTGTCAAGGATTTCCTCGGGGCTCTCGGGACGGGGATAAATGCCTTTAGTTCCCTTAATGTAACCTGCTGCCTGGTAGAGTTCTTCGGGCTTGATATTGAAGGCGTGAGCCAGCCTTAATAGAATATCTGCTGGCAGTCGCTCCCTATCTTTTTGTTCGAGATAAGATATAGTTCTTCTACCAAGACCTGAACGCCTCGCAAGCTCTTGCTGCGTCCAACCTCGTTTTAATCTGAGCTCCTTTAATTTTTGTGCTAACGCCATTTTAGCTAAAACTTTAGCATTTAATAAGCCAAAAGTTTAGCATCTTTTGATAAAGATGTAAAGGAACTATGTTCTAGGACAAATGTTCTATACTATTGGAGATAAATATAAAATAGAAATTTTGTTCTTATTTTCCCCCCAAAGCTAAAAGGGGACTTGACAAAGTTTCAGGGATATGCCAAAATATTGGCGTGGAATTGACACTTATCTCCAAAATAAAAGAAATCCAGGAGCGGGAAGGATTAACTGATGTGGAAATGGCAAGACGATTGGGATGCTCTCGGCAATTATATCAAGGAACACGGAGCGGAAAAATCCCACTAGGTAGGAAGATTCTTAATGGAATTATGACTGGCTTTCCCGAACTCAAAAAGGATGTCATATATTTTTTAACTAATGATGCCAATAAGTCTCCTAAAGATGCCAACAAAAATCCCCCAAAACAGCCCTCAGAGGCTCAAAAAAGGGGTTGGAAAAGATTTTTCGGGGAATTAATAGAGAAGATAAAGAGCTTATCAAAATTCAAGAGATAAAAGAAAATGCCAAAACAATGTGTGAAGTTGGCCTTGAGACATAACAAAAGAGATGCTGCTCGAACGCCGAAAAATAAAAAGGAAGGAAAATGATACCTGAGGAATCAGGACGACGAGGTGGATTAGCAACTAGGGACAATCATATTAGTCTATGTCCTAGTTGTGGAAATCCAATAAAGAGCCGATTCTTCTCAGAGAATGGGCAGAAAGGAGGCCAGACTACATTACAGAGATATGGTCCAGATTTCTATCGAGAGATTGGTCGTCTCGGCGGTAGAGGAAATACAAGAGAAAAAAGGGAGAGGTTGTCACAAGCGACCTCTCCCGGAGGAGATTAGGAATTTGAATAATCTTATCACAAAAGAGTGGAGAGAGCAAGGGATCGAATTGAGAGAGAATGGCGACCATATCTTGGAACTCCTCAAAGAAGACAAGGTGATTGCTAGGTTTGCTCAGACTGGTGTAAATGTTGAAAATCTATTGAAAGTCTGCAGGGAAACTATAAGGGAAAGGAGAAATTAGAATGTCATCAGGAGAGATTCAACAAAATCCCAATGAAGCCCTAGTAGGCAAAGAGCATAAATTCTGGATGGTTTGGATTGAAAATAAAAGAGGACCTACAAAGAAGCATTCTACCCTAGATGAAGCTAGGCAGGAAGCTGAACGATTACTTCGATTACCTGAGAATAAATGGCTCATAGCCTATATTTTGGAATGTGTAAGTTTCGGAGTAATAGCAAATCCACCTATAATCTGGCGAACAGTAGTAGAAAGGAGCTGATGATGGACACTTATGATTGTTTAGCTTGCGGAGCACACTTTAGCGAAGACCAACAAACGAGACATGAATATAAGCACGGAATTTGTCCATGCTGCGGATGTGACGACATCAAGCCAGTGTATGACCAGGATATTCAAATAGAGCTGGCAGACTTGAGAGCGATGAGAGAGGCTAGTTCAATAAAGGGATAAGGCAATGGCAGAACAAACAACGAAACGAAGTAGGGCACATACTATTTATACCCTAAAGGATGGGACAACTATTCCCGGTGTAACCACAATCTTGAGCATTCTGAATAAGCCAGCCTTAGTTTCTTGGGCCAATAAGCTCGGCCTTCAAGGAATTGACTCCACCAAGTATGTTGACGAAAAGGCAGCCATAGGAACACTGGCTCACGAAATGATTGCCGATTATCTCAGGGGCAAGGAAACTGATACCAGTGAATATTCAAAGGTTCAGATAGACCAGGCAGAGAACGCCGTGTTGGCTTTCTTTGAATGGGAGAAGACACATCATATCGAGCCAATAATGGTAGAAAAATCCCTGGTAAGTGAGCAATATCAATTTGGCGGGACTATTGATTGTTTAGGAAAGATAAATGGGAATCGGCATCTGCTGGACTTCAAGACATCTAGAGGAATCTTCCCAGAAATGCTGGTGCAACTGGCTGCTTATCGGCAACTTTTAATCGAGGCTGAATATCCCGTTGACAAAGTTACTATCTTGCGGATTGGGCGAAGCCCGGATGAAGGATTTGAAGAACGACTTGTCAACGAACTTGATAAACGCTGGCTCATCTTCCAGCATTGTTTAGAGATTTATAGGCTGCAAAAGGAGGTTCGATAATGGCAGAACGAAAGAATCTAATAATTACTCAGGTTAAACCGATTGAGAAGGTAGGTAAGAATCAAGCCGAGAAACTATCCTTTAAGGCTAAGGATGACGGTAAGGAATTTTGGTATTTCAGTTTCAGGACGACCCTATTCGAGGCAATCAAGGAAGGACAAACCATAGATGCTGAAATAGAGACAACCACCCGGGAGTATGAGGGCAATACCTACACTGACAGAAAGATTGTCCAAATCTATATTAACGGACAACCTTTGGCAACAAAGGGTGGCAAATTTTATGGCAAATCACCAGAGGAATTAGAATTATCGGCGAGGGCTTTTGCCTTATCGTATGCCAAAGACCTATGTGTGGGAAAGATAATCCAACTGGTAGAGATAATTCCAGTAGCTGATTCATACTACTCTTGGCTGAAGGGAAATAAAGACAAACCCGCTT